TTTACATCAATAAATTTATTGTAACTATCTTGAACATCAATCTTAATTTGTTTTTCAATATTTTCTCTACTATCAATTCCTTTTTCTCTTAATGCTAATGCTAAGTTTGGGTCAGATTGAATTAATGTATCTAACTTTGTATGAAAAGCAGATATACGATCTTCTTCTGGAACAGGTCCCGTTCCATCTATTAAACTTGCACCCATTTCACTTTCATAAGGGTCTTCAATAAAAGGATTAACTATATCTACATGACCTAGTTCTCTGGCAGTATCAATAACTTCACCATACTTATTTAATACATTTTTTCTTTCAGAAGAAGAAAGTTCTGCTTTAACCATATAGTTATAAGCAGCTTTTAAATTTTCAGTAAAATCTGTTTTATCTCCTGTACTCCAGTTATTTTCTAAATTTGCAGCTGTTACACTTTCATCTTCATTTAAAAAAAAAGACATTAGTTTATACCTTGTATCTCAGTTTTTATTCTATTTAGATCAACAATTAAATAGCTTATACCAGTTTTTATATTCGGTTTGCTTGATGCAACAAATTGAGGATTAGCATTTTTTTCAAATGGATGATCTCCCATAGCTAAAACATATTTACCATAACCAATACCAATAAATGTTGGGTCTCCTTCTTTAAAGATATTTGCTTTTTTTAATTTGCCTTGCATTAAGTCAACATGTTTAGGTTCATCACCTCCAGTTGCTTTTAAAAATATTTCTGGATTTCTTAACAAATCTACTACATCAGAAAAATTACCGTTTTTAACAAAGTTAGGAATTGGAATAAATTTACCTTGATAGTTTTCCATTCCACCATATTCACCTTGTTGTCCAGCAGCAAGTTGTAATGATTTTTTAAATACATTGCTATTAAATACTGATAAATCTTTATTAGATTTATACATTGTAGCATTGTAAATATGAGTAGCTGCTTCAATAATACTATCGTAAGTTTCTTGTTGACCCGTTAAAGGAAAAGCCTCTCTAAATTTTTTAACTGTAGTTAGATAATTTTTGTCAGATGGTGAAAAAGTTTTTTTTAATTTATCAGTTTTTGATAAAGTATAACCAAAAGCAGCTAAATTAACTGCTTCATCATTTACACCATTGACTACACTTAAACCACCTAAGTAACCTAAAAATTTACTCTCTTTAGAAATTTCTTTAAACACTTTATCAGAGTCAGTTTTAAAAGCTGTTGCCATTCCATTAGCAATGTTAATTAAAATTTTAGGGTCATTGGTTTGGTCTATTGCATCTTTAATTGCTAGTTTTTCTGATTTAGTAAAAAACTGTAAAGGTGTTCCATAAAAGTCTGATATTCCTTTTGCATTTTGTACTCTTATTGCAACGTTTTGTGAAAATTCTTCAATATTATAAGGATTGTTTAAAAAGTCTGAAATGTTTAATGGATTAGTTTCAAAGGTTCCAACTTTGTTTGCAGTTTCAATTGGGTCCTTATTTAAATCGGTTTGTAAATTATTTTTATATTTATTAATATAATCAAGCCTAAAAAGTAAATCTTGGTCAGCACCTTTTTTATTAGCTAATCTATTTGCTGTAGTTGCTGCTTGATTTATTTCTTGCATATCCATATTTTTTAAATTTAATAGAAGTTCTGCTTTTTTCTTTATTAAATTTACTTTATTAATTTGTGTTTCATCTCCTATTTGAATAGCAACTTTTTCTGCTTCTAAAACTGCATTTAAATCTGGAACAACATAATTATCTAAACCACTATCAATATTATTTAAATTAGTTGTGTTGGTACTTTTTAATTTTGAGTTTCCTGTTTTTGCATAAGTTTTTAATTTTTCGTAATTTTCAACAGTAATTAATTTATTTTTTTTAGCAGCAGCTAATCCATTAGTTGCATTAATATCTATTTGTCTTTTAGCTTTATAAAACTCTATATCTTGTAATGCAGAATTTTTTGTTGTTACACTATCTGCTCCAAATAAATTATTAAACTTATCTGAGTTAAAATAATTATCTAATTCAGTTTTAGCTAATTTTTTAATTTCTTCTGTTTCTCCATACACAATATCTTTTTTAAGTAATTCAATTTTATTTAAATCTAAGCTTTGAGATTTTTTAATAAATGCTGCATTAGAGTTTTTTCTAACTACTAAACCATCTTTAATTTTTTGTTTTATTAAATATTGGTCAAATAATTTTTTTGAATATCTATGATTAAATTCTAAACCAACATTATTTTTAGCAATTTCAAAAGCATCATTGTAATATTTGATTGCAGCATCTGGGTCATCCATCATACCTGCTTTTTGAGTAGCCATGACTAAGCCTTCAAACTTATCATTGCCTTTTAATAATTCTTCAGATTTTTCTAAAACTTCATTTTCTGATTTACGAGTTTCAATTTCTGCATATAAATTTAATGCAGACTTTGCTGTACCTTTAATTGCTTGACCAATTGCTGCACCTGTCGCCTGGCTAACTCTCATTCCAGGTGTGGTAGTTACTTGTCCTGTTTCTGCAGTAGGTCTAATTTGTGTTTCGTAAATTTTTATAGCCATTGTATTATCCTGTTAATGTTTTGTAATCTCCTAATAAACTTCCAGCAGCTTGAAAATAACTTGCTCTTTTAGCAACACGTCCTCTAAATCTTTCAACGTTTGCTTCAGCTCTTGTCATAATTGCATCATTTAATCCTGCTTCTCTAGCAATCTCAGCATTGTACTGCATCATGTCTCTATCAGTATCAATCATAATTTGATTTTCTAATGCAATAGCTAATGCTGAACCACGAAACTCTACACCCGAACCAAGGATAGAAGTTCTTAAAGCATCTTGTTGTTTTTCTGCGTAATAATTAAATCTAGGTAAATCGTATTGTTCAAAAACTTTATATGCTTGTTGAGCATTTTGTTCTTTTACTTTTGCATCTCTTTCTAATAATCCAGCATTATAATTAGCAGCTCTTGCTGCACCTTGTCCTGCAATTAAATCACCAAAAAAACTCATTTTATAATCCTCGCATATCTTATGTAATCTGAACCGTCTGGACCGTAATACTTCATTAATCCTTCTTTTTCAAATCCTAACCATTGAGCAAATCTTTGACCTAGTTTAAAATCTGCTTTTACAGTTGTTTGTAATCTTTTTATATTTGTTGTTTCAATAAGTATATCAGTTTTTTTCTTAAAATGTTTAGCCATAATTACACTATGTTTCCATATATCATTTGTAGCCATGACCCACCCTTCGGCTACACCGTCCCACAGCACGAATATGCCGCCTGCCGCTATTGGCTTATTATTTATAAGCGCTGTAAACGACAACCCAACTTGTTCTAAGTATAGAGCATATTTTCTATGCTCTGGTCTTAAATATAATTCTTTAGCATTAAGCTGTTGGCTTAATATATATTGAGCATGTTCTTGTTTAAACGGTATTATATCCATTATGTTTCATACAATTCCAATCTTGCATAAATTGCAAGAACCGTCATTGGTAAAGCCTGGTCTTGTTTAATTAATACAAATCCATCTGTTCCATAATCACTTGGAAATTCTGTTTCTTTATCACCTGTAAATAAAGGCACGGGTGCGGTCATAGATGCTGAGCTATCTCTAAATGGTATTTCATCTAAATTATTTTCATCGGGTCCTACTTTAGCACCAACGGTTTCAAAAAATCTAACAGTTACATCATAAATTCTTTTTGTTTTAGTTTGGTCAGTACCACCAGTACCTTCATCTAATCTCATAGTTTGTAATGTTGATGTATAGCCTAAACCAACTTTAGCTTTTGTAGCAGCTCTTTCTAAAGTAACTGAACCACTAGAAACAACTTTATCAGGGTGAGTTGCACCATTGAGTACAATTTTTACTGTTTCACCTTCTAAATGATCTAATCCACTTAATGTAGTTGTAGAAGCTCCATTGTAAGATAATCCACTATCAACATAATGAAATTGCTCTAAATCAGAATTAAAATCAGATGGTGTTAAATATTCTACATATTTTTTAGTTGCACCATTAATTGTTCGTTCAACAATAACCCAAACTTGGTCTTCATTAGTATCAACATCAATAACAGCAACAGAAGTACATTTAGCATTAGTTCCACCAAATTCATGTTCATGCCAGGCAACTACATCTTGTAGTCTATTGTAAGTCATACCAATTAATTTTCCATCAACTCTTACACCCCATACAACTGAATAAGGTTCTTGTTGATAATCAATTTGTATTATTCCACTTTGACTAATATTTTCTGAAAGTATGGTAAGGTCTGGCGCTATGTAACCGTCTGTATCAAAGTTATATGCAAGTTCTCTAATTTTTCTTTTAGCTCTTTGTAAAAATATTGTTGTGTTACCAATTGATAAAGCATCTACTCCTGCAGAACCATAAGAAGATTGTTTTCTAATATTTAAATTTGTAGGGGTTATTGGGTCTTCAGTTGCTCCAGACGTTACAGTAAACTCTCCTCCAGTTGTCATAACAATTAAAGTTCTTGTAGCTTTGATTGCCTGGATGGCATTAACTTGGTTAGATGCAATTGTGTAAACCATAGCTGAGCTATCTGTTGTAGTTCCATGGTAATCATCATCCATATTTTCATAATCACCAGAAACTGAAAAAAATAATGTTTGAGGTTGTTCGTTTGTACCAGCAAATACTAAACGTTGTTCAAAAAATGATACACACTTTGGATGACCAGTTGTGTCAGAAAAAGAACCAAGCGCCCAGTCATCAGTTGCTGAACCAGAAGATATAACAGCTTCTACTGTGCCTACTGCAACAGTTGTGCTAGTTATGCTTGTTATTTTTACATGACCATCTTTAATATGAACCAATCTTCCTACATCAGTTGATAACCAACCTTGATCTCCATTAACTCCTGTAGTTGAAGATAATGTTAAAGTAGTTGTAGCACCTTCTGAAGTATGAGAACTTGTCATTGTTGTTGATGTTAAATTGTGATCTTGAAAAGGTCCCTTTTTAAAATCAACTGTTGTAAGTGTCCAGGACGTGTGTCCAGTTCTAGATAATTTTCTAACCGCATGATTAGGATGGCAAAGATACATAACGTCAGCAGATTGAGCAAATTTAATATCAAACAATTCTGCTTCTAAATATGGTGTAGATATTTCATATGCAGAACCACCCGATGTAATTTGACCACTATCTTTATAAAATCTAATATATTGATCGCCAAATTCTAAAATATAAGTTTGTGTTGTTGAAAATGAAAATGGAATTAATCTAGTTTTTTTTGAACTGTCTTTTACTTCTGATACAAAATAACTACCAGGTCGTCTGCTAACAGGACCATGAGGTTGAACAATAAAATTATTAATGATTGTACCTGCTGAAAAATATTTTTGAAAGTCTGTACGACCTTCCATTCTGGGTGATAGTTGACCAGCTGTAAAACTAGGTACAGATACAAGTGTCTTAGCCATTTTATAACCTACTGTTTATAAAGTCTTCACTTAATATGTTATCTACTTCACCTAATGTTGGGTCTGTATTGTATCCTTCTGCTGCATCAGCATGTCTTGCTTCAGATAATTTCAATTGATATTTCTCTGCCATTCTTTGTTGTAATGTTGCATTAGCAGTAACAGCATAAGCAATATCAGATGCAAGAGCAGCTGAAATAGTTTCTCTTAATAAAACATCCATCTCATTAGGGTCAGTAATTCTAGCAACGTAAACTAATTTAACGTTATCATCGTTAGTTAAAATTTTACGTCCTTCTATTTTATAATTAGACTCATAATTTTGTATGGTTAAAACTCTTAAACAATCTGATGGTAAAGTATATTGTTTAGAAAAACCCCAATCTGGATTAGTAGTATCTGCTGCTAAAGTTTGTCTTTTGATTGCTGAATTCCATGGATGCGCACGCAAAACACTATCTTTAACTGTTTCATATCTTGCATTGCATAGTCTGCCATTTTTAGAATTTTCTGTAAGAGATAAAATAGTTGAAGCACCTAATTGATTTAGCGCTGAGTTACAAATTTCTACTACACTAGCCATCTTTTTTATTCTCCTTAATTATATACTTTCTTCTAATTTTTCTATCATTTTCTAATGCAAAAATTTCTTTTTCAGTTTTTTCAAGTTTTGCATCAAAACCATAGTGTATTTTAGCAGTATTTTTAAATCTATCCACTAAAACATACCTGTAAACATAATCTCCTTTTTTAAAATGAAGTACAGGTTTTAAATCTTTTATTGTCTTCATAAAACTGATGAGGGGATTTCTCCCCTCACCAAGCTAATTATTACTCGTTACACTTAATTTGTACTACTTTTTCTTCTTCCATTCTAGTAGCACCAATTGCCATAGAATAGTAAACTTGAGTAGCATAAGATTTGTCGTTTCTTTCATCAATTCTAGCTTTTACGTCAGAACCGATTGCAAGTTTAACAGCATCTTCTGTGAACGCATAGATTTCTCTATCTGTTGTGTGAGTTGCATCCTTAACAAGTCTTGTAGACATGATAAAATCAAATCCCATAAATGAGTTGATTGAACCTTGTG